GCTACGGCGTGAAGTTGGTCGATTACCGTTTATCCATCGTGACTTAGTCATGATGTTTGAGCGGCGAGTTGGTCAGGTTCGCGAGGTGCGAGGCTTCCATGTGTTTTCTTGGGGGATGCTGATGCGTTACGCTTCGGAATGGAAGTTGTCGGATCGGCTTGCGGAGACGGAGATCCAAGTTATCCGCGAGCCCTTGAAGTTGAGGCCAATTACGAAAGGGACCCCGACGCTGTACGGAATTCTCAAGCCTTACCAGGTCAAAGAGTGGGACTTGCTTCAGTCTGAAGCTTGTTTCACTTTGACGGGTAAAGAGAGTACCTCTGCAGCGTGGGCTGATCCCCTTAGTAGGCCGCTCCCTGGAGATCTACCACTTTTGCAGGACTGTAATGGCCGGTGGGCCAAGCAGCCACATGCTAATAGTTGGTTTATTTCGGGCGACTTCAAGCAGTCCACTAACGATGTGCATATGGACTGTACGACAACTGCCACAAGAACACTGTGGGACCCAAGCGAATGGCTTCTGATTCAAAAAGGATTAGGTGCCCAGCGAGTCCGTCCCGCAGGTTGTCCTTCCCGGTGGCCGGAAGGTGCGGAGGAAATCATTCAGAGTCACGGTCAACTTATGGGCTCACCTTTATCATTTCCTATACTGTGTATAATCAACGCCGCAATAGGTCGTTTCGCTTTTGAGCTAGCGTACAATCGTAAGTTTTATCTCAACGAATGTCCGATGCTCATTAATGGCGATGACTTTGTTGCGCGCGGGGATATAGGCCTGTATAGATGGTGGAATTGGTTGATCTCTGAGGTTGGCTGGCAAGAGAGTTTGGGAAAATCCTTTTTCTCGCGTGAATTTGCGCAAATGAACTCTCAGACTCGGCGTCCGATCTGGGTCCCAGATTGCTATGGGCTTCCGAAATGCTTCTTCGGAGATAGTCTACCGTTTCTGAACTACGGCTATCTTTTCTCGATGAAGAAATGTTTGGAAGAGCAAAATGAGCCTGGAATTCTCGATGCTGCCACCCGCTTGCGGGAACAGTGGTGCAGCTTGAGTCGACTCCCAAAGCCCTGGATCCGAAGAGCGAAAGCAGTTTATTTACAACAGCTTGAGATCTTAGGAAAGGAGCTTCGGGTTGTGGCACAATTACCTGACGATCTGTCTGTTTGGAACAGTACAGAGTACGGCGGTTTTGGCCTCTGCCCTGGAGTCGGGGACGCGAGTGTTGGCGCTAATTTTCTCGAGTGGCGAGTGAAGAGTCATAAGCCTGACCTTTATACTTCCATAGGGGAATTTGGGGAGGATTGTGGTGTTGAGGAGTCGCCGGATATGAAAGACCCAACGTCTCTCCTGGTACTTGAGCAGAAAAGGCTCAAAAGGATGTATCAGGAGGATAGACAAGCGGTTGCACAGAAGTTAGCGTGCAACTCGCATGTTTATAAGCGTTGGGAGAAACTTTTCCCGAAGATGAATCAGCGCTATCGTTGTCTCTATGAGCGCCGGATCAGTCCACTCCCTGATCCGCTGGCGGTTGTTCCTACCAGCAAGACATATACCCTGGATTGAGAGATACGGGGGGGTTCTCAACTCATCAGTGTACCTGTGGTGTACCTGCATTGGTCCGACATTCGCGGGAGTCCGAAGGGCTCTTGTTTGTCGTTTTACCGTTCTACAGACGGGATTGACCTGCGGTGCTACACAGACGCTGATGGGGTTTCTAAGT